TCATACGTGTACGTAATTGGTGAGCTTGGGTCTGTGCTGTCTAGGGCTATACTTACACCGCCTAGCGTTGCACCCGTTACTGGCCCAGTCATACCTGTTGCAGTAACAGTTTGTTGAACACCATCTTCTGGCGTGTCGTCTGTTTGGGTGATTGATGGGCCTGTCGCAATACTCGCCACAGAGAATGCAACAACACCATTGTTATTTGAAGTCGCCGACCAACTCAATGCCTCACTAGTTGCTGTCGCTACTTTCGAACTTATAAAGCCAAGCACGCCAAACGCGCCAGGAGAGGATTTAACTATAGAGGTCTGACCTGTGCCTGTCTCTGTTAAGCCAGAATTAAGAGTGTTGTTCCACGCGCCAAACCCAAGAACAAGATCACCAACTACGGCAGGAATTGCTGAAGCCGTTAGGGTTGCGGCATTTCCTCCACTTGTCACTGCTGTTAGCGACCCTTGATCTGCATCATGCAATGACACTGCCGTCATTGTTGGGTGATTTAGCGACGTCGAAAATGTGCCGACAATATCAAAAGACCCGTTTGACGGCTGTAGTAACTCATATACATATACCGGGCGACCAGTAGCCGCCTCAAAGTATGAATCCAAGAACGTTAATGACGCGCCGTCTCGCACAAAAGAAACTGTAGGTGGTGCTTCAAAACCATCAACAGTCAGTGAGACGAAAAGCCTCTTATTATCATTCGCGGAAACCGTGAAGGCGGGTATCGTTAGTGAGAAGACAGTGCTCGCTACGTTTATCGCTACATCAGAATTATCTATAATTGCTGTCATTATGCAGCTACCTCCTGTCCACGCTTACCGAGCCAAGTAGTCCGCTCACCGTTTGTATCAGTTAAGCCCCCGTTACTATCAATATCGGCAGCTTGCAACTGTTCAGATAGGGGCGCAATCTCATTAAATCCGGCAGATGATTGCGAGAATATGTATGTCGAGCCTACCCAAGCATCAGCAGACAAATCAACATCATCACCACCAACCCACTTTTCACAGCGAACCGCGTTAATGTTTGATTCTATTGTGTTTCGGTAATGGTTCGTATTTGCTGCGTTGTTACCGCCCGTTGCCGACTGGTTCCAGCGGATAGGGGCTTCTTCTGAGGTGTAGCCTGTACCAGATAGATAGTTGTAGCAAACCTCTTGATTAGCTGCGACCAACCCGCCGCGCTGGTTACTCATAGCAATCATCAGAGTACCACCTACTGAAGTTCCTTTGTTAAATCGAACTGATATATTCTCGCAGTCGTCCTTTGCATGTAACCACTGACTACCATTGTGTGCGTCATAATCAATATCTATGGCCGTATTCCCCTCGTATAGAATATTTTCACTAGAGAATAACGTTACGAGCTGAAAGTAGCTTGTGGTTTCCTGAACGCAGTTTATCACTGAGAAATTATGCCCTGCGACAACATCGTCCATCGCTACAATGCACGCGGGGTTGTCCCCAGCAGTTGTCCCTGCGGTAGTTTGATTTCTATATGTCAGTGAATCAAAGAAGTAATTACTACCCTTAACTGATATTTGAAGCAACCGAACATTTGATGATGGAGTATAAACACCATCCCAAGTGATATTGTAAAACGCCAGATTGTCAGTATTCCCGAAGAAACTGCCGCTGCTCATGTCGAAAATAACGTTAGGCTCAATACCAATGTGNCTGCGCGGTTTAACTCCTGCATCTAAGCCAGCGAAAGATCCCGGTGCAGATGAATATATTTCATAAATGCCAGTTTTATAGCAAACAATTTTTATCTGCATAAGTAGAATCAACATCTGAGTTTTTCCACAGACCTGTAGGGAATGTTTTGAGAGGTGTAGCAAACGAACCATCTGCTGCATCAGAGCCGTCAATCGCATCTAGGTATACAAAAGCGGTTTCGTCCGTCTCTGCTGTCCACTCTGCGGTTACAGTGCTGCCGGTCTGGTCAGTAATTAGTACCTCAAATGTACCAGTACCCGATGCGTTAGGCCATGTAACAACTCCATAGTCATCTGGGCGAGTATGTAGCGTCACGTTAGGGACAATAGGGTCTGGCGTTCTTGTGAACTCACCAACAATCGATGCACCTGCCGGGGCATTTATCAACTCCATTTTAAACGGCATTTCACCTCCCTGAACTGTCACACGAGTTCTATAAGTGTGATTTGCACTGGCTTTTCGATGTAACGCAAAAGCATAGGTATTCAGATCAGATTGCGGGTGGACTAGACTTAGAGGAAGTTTCTGTCCAACTCGGTTTGCTAGTGGTATCTGCCAATCTCCATCGAGCCTATCACCGCCCTTATAGGCACCATCCGCATAAGGGCTTGTTGAATGAGGTATCCAAGGAATTGCTGGTGTCCACATAAAAAATCTCGATTAATTTAGTATTAACCGATATTATAACATGTATACTGTTTAGAAGTGTTTAGTCTTTGAAAGTTAAATTTTCAAACCCATGCTTCTCAATAGCAGCCTTTAAGTCACCTTTTAGCTTCGGGCCTTTCTTTCGCTCATACTCTTTTCCATCTGGATCTTTATACCAACCCACTGGGATGTCAGATAGCTTAGGCACTTCATGAACGGTTGTTTCTTCTTCTGATTCAGCCTGTACTTCTGCTTTTGCAATCTGAGATTGAACTAAAGAATCAATGTCTTCTGAATCAATACCAGTAACTTCGATGGTTGTTATGTTGGTTACTGGAGCTGCATCTGCAACCGGATTAGCAGTTGGGATTACCTCAGCTTGGTATTTTTCGATGGTGATACCATCACTTACTGCCCAAGCTTCAATGTATTTGTTCTCGCAATCCATAATGATTTTGTCGCAAGAATCTTTAAAGCCTTTAATCATTGACCCATTACAAATAATAAGCTTGTCGCCATTGCGAGTATGCTCAAACTGAGTCTGTAAATATTCTGGTTTTACCAAACCGTTAGCTGCAAATAAAAGTGTTTTCATAGGTTTCTCCTATAGTTTATAGAGCTTATATGATACCATAAAAAAAGGGACGTTATCGTCCCTTCTAATTAGTTAGCTAATTCTTAGTTAGCTGCGTCTGAAACTACTTGGCAAGCGCCGCACAACTTAGCATCGAATACACGAGTCCAGTTAGCAGGAGTTGCAATTGTTGCTTCAGTAGGGTTGATTCCCGCAGAAGTGTCATACGCATATCCAAGTACTTTCATTAGGTAGTTGTATTCACCTTGGTAACGGTAACCTAAGTTTTCTTTACCAGTGACACGATCAACAACGATCTCAGTTGCGCCACGCTGTAGAGCAGAAGCTGCACCTTGCATAAGACCGAAGATACGGTTCTTAAGTTCACCAGCGCCTTCGTCATAAGTCAACGCAGGGATGTCAGAGATGATTAGGGGCTTACCTAATGCGCCTTGAGTAACGCCTTGTACGATTGTCGCACCAGCAACAGAATCGATAACGTAGTTGTCTAGCTTGTCGTCAACCAAGTCATAGAATGACTCAGAATTCATCAAGAAAGCAGCTAGGTCACGGCCTTTGTCGCCGAACAAGCGCATTGCTTTAGTTAAGTGTTTGTGGTTAGTTGTAGAAGCTTTGTCAGTATTATCAACAAGAACTGTATCTACACCAGTTGTACCGATTAAAGCAGCAACGATGTGATCCAAAGCAGTCTTAAGATAGTCAGCAGCTGCCTGACGACCAATTACAGTTGCCATTTCACCAACTGAACGACCACGACGCTTGAAGTTTTCATCAGTTTCGAAAACAGGCCCGATCTTGCTTGCCATGTCAACACCAACTAACTCTTCCAAAGCCATGTTAGCATCAGTTGCATCTGTATTTGAAGTCACGTCACGACGAGAAATCAAACCTGCGATACGATCATAACCAGCTTCTTTGAAGAAAGAACCGATATAAACTTCTGAACCAAGCATGATAGTCATGCCACTTTTTTCGTTGAATACGTCAACTTCTTGGGCAAGACCTTCAACCCACCCGGCGTAGAACTCTGTATTGTAAGTAGGAGCCATTAAAGCCATAATTATTTACCTTTTATTAATTACTAGAACAAATTATATATTAAGTTGCCTAGCAACTATTGAATATGTGAATTATATCATACTTTTAAAAACGTTGTTTTATATACCTAGAACAGAGTCAAAACACTCTGTATGTCCTTTAAATCTTATCTTTGGGTCGTACTTTGATTCGCCATTTTCTATGTGCATCTGTTTTTCTAGATCCCATATAAATCCAGCGTCTCCTTTGATTTCTTTTACTATATCATATGCGTACGGCATTTCTTTTTCTGTAGAAAACCTTATTCCTACCGTTTTAGATGTTATGCCTATCTTATAGAAGTTCTCTCCAGCTACATTCCAGCAATTTATTATATAAAGTGTCGCCTCCCCTATCGCCGCACATAGTAACAAAAGATTCTTTTAGGAATTGATTAGACGAGCATCCGCATGTTGTTGACTTGCCTTTCCTTACATTATTGGAAGCATATTCTTTTCGGAATTACATATACGACAAATGGCAGTAAGACTACTACCCTCAAATGATGTTACTTCTAAAGACCCAAAAACATCACCTATATTTATTTTTGGCGCTCTATTTTTACATCCACAACTGACATTATCTTTAAATCTAATGTTATTATCTATAAATTCTTTTTCTACACCACAATCACATTTACACAGCCACAGCTTCTTATCTAAAGAGTTCCTTCCAGCATAAGACAATACGGTAAGCATACCGAATCTGTCGCCGACCTTAGTTAGATCGCCTTTAGTTCTTGAGCAGTTATAACAACCTTCTCTTGAGGAATCGTTACCAGTTAGTGCGTCTGATCTCTTATCAACCGTCTCTTTATTGCACTTCAAGCACAGGCATTTCCAGTAGGGTCTATTGCTTTTTCTTATTGATTCTAAGACCTTGAGATTTCCATAAACATCTCCTACCTTTACTGTAGACACGCCNTTCATATTGCCTCCTTTAAACTAAAAGGGGCTAATGCCCCTTGTTTACTTTCTATTACTTAGCTACTGATGCGGCGTAAAGCTCGCCATAAGCTTTCGGGCCTTTATCTTTAATGAACTCGTTCTTCTGCTCGCTAGTCCATTTCGTAACGTCAGATCCCAAGTGAGAGCCATCGCCAGAAATGCCTTTAGCTCCAGATCCAGTTCCGCCATTCCAGAAAAGACCGTTGGATACTTTTTGCTTTTCATAAGCGTCTGAGAATGTCACTCGATTTCCTTCTGTATCAAGTACAGCCTTTCCATCTTTGAGTGCATAAACATTTCCTGTTTCAGCATCGATTTCCATTTTGCTACTGTTAAGCATATAGAAGTCATCAAAGTGATCCGCTTTGAAGCTATCATCACCACCAGTCAATTCACGAAGATATTGACGCTTCTGCATGTTTGAAATCTTGGTTTGGTTTTCAGTTACTTGAGACTTATAATTGCCGATCTCAGCTTGAGCGGCCTCGAATTGAGCTTGAATGTCGTCAACCTTTTGCTTCCAAGGAGTAATGAGACCTTCCGTTAAGGTTGCTTTAGCTTCTTCAGTATTGCCTTTAAGAACCATGTCTACGAATTTGTCGTGCTCACGAGCGGATTTAACTCGAACTAATTCGGCCAAGTCGTTTTCATCTACGTTCGCGAATTTTTCTTTGTTCTTTGCTAGTTTGCCAAGTAACTCTGTGTTCTTATTTTTTAAGCCTTCAATGTCACTGGCTGGGACATAATTCTCTTGCACTGTTGCCTCTGCAATTTCTGTTGCCTTAAGTTCAATTGCTTCTTTTACTGCTGGGTCATTAAAGTCGATAGTCATTTGTATTTACCTTTTAGTTTTCATCGCCTTGCGATGGAGAACATTCTCCATAGCTCCATAAGGCATGCATTGTAGCACACCTTGAAATAGGCTGGGTTTCCAGCCTAAATTCTAAAGCCTAAGTATCTTTAGGCTTATCAGTTATTTCTTTTTCGCCGTCAACAGCAAGTAAGTTTTGTTTTTCCTTACCTTTCTGCTTAAGCTCTTCCGTAGATTGTTCGCGTTTTAATTCTTCTGCTATTTCAGTTTCAACTTCAGCGTCATTCTTTTCTCTATCAAAGTCTGGAGAAAGTAACTTACGCTGAATTGCTGCATCAACAATTGTTTCTCTACTTAAATCTTTGTTTCTT